TACAATTGTGTGACTTGTGCATAGTTCATCCCCCTGCGATCTGTGAAGTGGATGAAGCCAATCTCTGCATGGTCATTGCGGCCCACCTCACCTATGGCAGGATCCATCCCTAACTTTGCCAGGGCGCAATTCATGTATAGCTCATCTGGCTGCCCACCGCCCCACTTGGTGCGGAGTTTGGCAATCGGGATTGGATTATGGTGGTAGTAATCTTGAGCCACCTTAAAAAGATTCAATGACTCGTTGCACTTCTTTATGTATTGAATGCTGCTGTTGATGGCAGGCAGCACAGTTGTATCATCAAAGTTATATTGACTCCAAATGTCATCGGCCCATGCCCACTGCATGGAGTCAATCTTTCGCCCCTGATCAATGGTGTGATATCCCACACAATGGCTTGCATATTGCTTGCCACTTTGAATCAGCACATCAATCATTGGCTGAATGTCTTTTAAGGCCACTGCATCCACATCTAAATATACATTGTGTGTGAATGGCAGGTAGTAATACAGATTGACCTTTGCCTTACCTGGATCAATCTTTTTATTGGTGTAAAGGTTCTCATGTAAGATGGGCCGGATCACATCCACCACCTCATGAAGATCACCACAGTATTTGTCCACATCCTCCTTGCTCTCTACCAAGCAGGAAATCTGGATGGACTTATTAAACCTCTTAATTGAATAGGCTAAGTTATAAGCAGCCCAATAATATTGCGGCCTGCCAAATGCCATGAGCACCACCCCTGTATCAGAGGCAGTGCTGTGGCTTATTTGTTGGCTTGGTTCCATCATTAGAATACACCTGGAGGAGCATCATACTGTGAAGGTATATTTTTATCCCTCCAAGAAAATGTTACCTCATAACGCTGAAGCTCATTGTTTTGCTCAGGTATGATGAAGTTGGCAGATGTGGTTATGCCCACAGATGGATTGATGTAAATCACCTTACCAGAGTCGCAAGCATAGGCCAAGATCCAGGCTATCCTACGATTGTTTACATCATTCCAAAAAGCATTATTCTCATCTGTCACATTTGCATCATATAAAGTGGCAGTACGATCTTCATTGATACGGATTGGAGTCCCGCATCCGATTGGTGAATCAACTGTAACAGGCGAGCCTGCTGGTAAAGCAAAGCGGATATCTTGAATCAATTTAGCAGTGCCGGCTGATATTAAAGCATTGACCTCTGTCTCATCAGAAGGATCAACTAATTCAGTACCGCAAGCACCCACAAGAATTGCAGACACACCGCCAAGCTTATAATCATTACAGTTGATCAGGTTGTGGTCAAGCAGCGACGAATCGCAATAACTAACGCATCCCATTTTTGTAAGAATTTAAAAATTGGCTCTGCCCGATTAAATAGGATGAGCAGATTAATCCTACATAGCTGCGATGACTTTCACAAAGATAATAAATTTATTGTTGATACAAGTTAATGTTATTCTGAGTCAATAATCTGTCACCATCCTGTGCCAATATAAACGGCTCAGATGTCAAGTCCAAGATTGATGGTAGGCAGTTGGCATCTGCTGCCACACATACTGTCTTACGCACAAGTGTATTCTTTTTAATCAGATCAATTGTGATGCTGCCTAAATTGTCTGCATCATTGTACTCAATTTCCGGAAAGGTATTCTCAGCCGGTGCATATACATCACCATTGATATACACATTATCGAAAAAGAAAACAATGGATAAGAAGTCAAGCACATACTCTGGCATGCGCTCAAAGTAGAATGTCCACTTCTTTACAATGTCGGCATAAGGTGTTACTGTGCGGCCCGATGCATACCTGAAGATGTCAGAGTCAACAACATACTGAGCCCTAAACTTGCGGCCCTGCAATCTGATGCCAGGCAAGAATGATGTGCCATTGAATGCAAGGCCAAATTGATTCTCAGCATTGCAGCCCTCAATCTTGAAGTATTTGCAATCATCAGAGTAATCTCCGATGTTCACCTCATCAGTGTACTTATCATACACAGCCCATTCCTTGTAGGCTCTGGCTGTAACATAAGTAAGTTCAATACCGCCCGGCACAGTGGCACCAAACTGAGCACCACTTATTCCAATTGGCCCCGATTGACTCGGAGTGACATTGAATGTATAGGTGCCTGGTGCCGTTATGAATGAGCCATAACCAATGCCATCCACTGTGAATCTCAATCTTGCATTGCTGATTGAGCTCACAATGATAGTGACTGAATATTCAACATCTTCACAGAACTCAGTCACAGATGTCAAGGTTGCTGCATATCCCAATGTGGTGAATGTGATATCTGCCTGACCGCCTCCAATATTCCAATTGTTGGTGCCGCTTACGATTGCACCAGTCCACCCAATGGGCTCACAGCCGATGCACATCGGATCACCATTGAAGTATGGATTATACACATAATACTGTCCACAAGTGTTGGTGCAGTAATCGGCAATGGCTAAACGGTAGCAGCCTGCATCAATAGTGTAGTCTGCAAGGTTGATGGCAGCAGTCAGGTATTGATCAGATGTGGTGAGTACAGGATCAAACTTTTCCACCACAGCCAATGTCACCGGATCCACCAAGCCGACAAACAGCCCTCCATTAGGCACAGGTACAACTGAATCAATTGTGAATGATCCAGTGAATGCTCCAAAGAATGACAGGGTTAAAAGATTGGCAGAGCTGTTGGAAGTGCTCAAGTATATCTGATGTGTGCCTGGTGCAGTGATGGACAGGATGCCACCGCCAACCAATACCACATCAAGTGAGCCAGTGATGTCTGTCACTGTCACTGTAAGCAGCACATTCTGCACCACATCGAATCTTCTATAATATTGAATGTACCCACCTGAGCCACCAGTGGAGCTGATGGTGCTGCCCGATTGAGTCCATGTGCCTTGCAGAAGCTCACTGTCAAATTCCAAGTTCCCACACTGCCCTGCCTCAAGCTGAAAGAATAGTTGATCATCAAAGTCAATGTACTGATTGTAATCTGTATTACAATTCGGGCATGGCTCAGATAGTACGGTGTTAAATATTATTGGCTGATTAGGTATGGAAGTGTAGCTCATGGCAGAAGTTTATTTGATCTCAATTCAAATTGTGTGTTCTTTCGCATCACAGATTGAATGTTGATGTTCTGGATGTATGTTGGTATGGTAGCCACAGGATCATCTTTGCGCCCCAACAGTATTGGCTTGGATGGCTCAGATGTGATGGCATTAATCTCTTGCATTGATAGCGGCCTGTCAAACTTATAGGTGTATGCTTTCACATCATTGATGTCAATTGCCTCAAGTTCTAAAGGGACTAATGGCTCCCCGAACCCTTGGAAATATGAATTGAATGTGGTGCCGTCAAAGTTTGTAAAGGTAGTCCTTAAGGTTACTGTGGTGGGATTATTATCATTGGCCCTTGCATACATATTGGTGCGCACAAGCTCTCCCTGATTGCAGATAAATTGAGCCTGCACAAATGCCACCAAGAAACCTGATGACAATGCACTACCAGGAATAAATACCACAGATCCATCATAAGTACCTATTGGAGCACCACCAGAATCAAAGTGTTCAATCACTGCATAGGCATACTTATCCCAAACGGCAGGAGAATAATTTAAAACAATCTGCATGCTGAAGGTGTACACTCCAGTGTATGGCACAGTGTAGGTGGTAAGGTTGAAATTGTTGCCGTTATCAGCAATCTCCTTCCATTGCGGAAAGACACCGTTCCATCCTGTGAATGATTCATAAGCCGGCCAATTAACATCAAAGTCCTGAGTCGGGCTGTTAAGTGGAAACATGTCACAATTGAAGAAGGTATCAATTGAATTCCAAGGCTGCTCCAAAAATGAATAAAGTGAGTTAGGATATCCACTCAGCCAGTTTGAGCTGACCACATTATTGGCAAAGTTCCCATTGTAAACATACTGCCCGATTGAATAAGGATCAAACTGCTGCGACACCAAGCAATCAGGATTGACACCAAAGTCAATAAAGAATGTTTGAATCACAAAGTTGTCAGTGTCGTAATCTTCCACCGCAAACCTCACCACATCCTCAATGGCATTGGTGTCAAATATAATTGCCGGAGTCTGAAGGTTAAGCTTGGCCGATGTATTGCACTCACCTGTGAATCCAAAGGTCTCATTGCGGAAGCCTCTAAAGGCTGTCTGATTGAATGTGCAATTGGTATTGCCACCATCACACTCATGCGCCTCAAGCACCACCTCATTGCCAAAGTCCACAGCCTGATAAAGCATAGTCCTGTCAAAGCTCATCTCAATGCCCGGCTGATCATACAGATTGGCTGATGGATTGGATTGCTGAAAGTATGCAATCGGCTCAATCCTTAGCAGTGGCCTGCCGTTGGCCTGCTTTTCAAAGCCCATCCCCAGATTTAGCTTGGAACGCATGGCAGCATACAGGCTTTCAAAGGTTGCTGTCATCTGCTGAATGGTTCTGGTGCGCAGGCTCTTGCCCACAGTGTAGGCAGGCACATTGAAGTCAGGCTTTACAACCTTAAAATAATCTGACTCAAAGTCCACAAGATTGTCTGACATGCATCCAATCAGATGCTTAAACACATCATAAACAGGATATCCATAAGCACACAGCGCCTCAATCACTCCTGTTGGTGGATTGAATATCTCAAGCCGCCTCAAGGTAGGTGGCACAATAGCCTGCCCATTCTTGGTGGTGGTAAGATCAAGTGAGAAAGGGATGGACTTATTATTGTTGATCTTGGTGCTGAATGTCTCATCATACATCTTTGTCTTAACCTCACATTTATCAAGTAAGAATAAGCACTCAGTCACTATGATGTAGCCATCCACCAATGGCTCCCAGGTACCGGCTGCACACTTGTACTGCACACTTAGCCGCACCAGTTCACAATATCCATTGACCTCAAGCTTGGTGTACAGGTAGTCATACACATCACCGCCAAAGATTAGATCATTGCCGAATGATACCACCCTTGCTCCTATGCTGTCCTCTGTATTGATGGTGATGGCAAACTCTTCCGGGTTTAATGGCTGGCCCCGATCAAGGCCATCAATAACAAACTTTAATTCTACTGCCATTGGTATCTGTTATCTGTGCCGTTTATATTGATGGTTGTCTTTTGCTTGCTCACTACCTTGGTAAGTTTGTCAAGCTTTTTCTCCACACCCTTTGCATTTAATGTGGCATTGACTTGCACACCACGATCTTTCTTGGCTGCAAAGTCAAGCAATGCAGGCCGCACATATCTCTGATCAATGTATTTCTTGAAGGCATCACTGCTGCGATTCATGGCATCCAATGCATCCCGGTGTCTGGTGGCAGATTGCTTATTCACCACAAACTCACCCTTCTCAGCTTCGATAATGGTACCGCCTGCCTCATGGCTGCGGCCTCCCACAATACCACCCTTCTTGAACTTAGGCAATGGCTGCGCTTGGATGGCAGCAAGCTGTATGGCACCACTGGCAGCGGCAAAGGCTGACCAAGGCAAACCAAAGGTGAGTGGTGATGCAGCCACAGCAGTATTGACCGCCTGTGCTGTCTTAATAATCACATCAAAGATTGCAATGCCTCTGTCAAGCTTTGCCTGCTTTAATTTCTCAGCAGCAATCTTTGCATTGGTTCGTTTCTCCAATGCCTCCCGTTGACGCTGCTTATCAATCTCGCTTTCCAATCCTTTGTTGATATTGTCAAGCTCTGCCTGGCTTGACTCTTGTATCTCAGTGATGCGTTGCTCTGATGCTGCACTTTGCAGATCGGCCAAACCTATAAATAAATCACCAACCTCTTGAGCCACCTTAAGGGCTCCATCAATTGCTTCTGAGTCTGTCTTTTGTCTCTCAGCCCTGATGGCCGCTTGTGTCTCTGCATTGATCAGCTCAATCTGTGCTGCTCTTTGCTTGGCATCAACAATCGTATCTTCAGCAGCCTTGCGTCTGCGTTCTGCCTCCAGTTCGATCAAGGCAATTCTGCGATCAAGTGAGCTGCCCTCAATGATCTCAAGCCGCTTAAGGTTCGCCTCCCTGGTATTGAATTCGGACTCAATTAGCTGCTTGTTTAAATCATTGATTTGATTGTTATACTTCAATGCAATCTCCGCTTTGTCTTTACCTAATGCTTCTGCATCTTTAAGCTCTCTGTCACGCTGTGCTGCCAATGCATCAATCTGTTGCTGAAAGGTTGCATCTGCTGAAGCCTTAAGAGCCTCAAGATCTCTTTGAAGCCTATCCTCTAAATCTTTTTTATCAAGTTCGGCTATTTGCTTGGCAGCATCTTCTTTTATTTGAGCAATTGCTGTTTGCAGCTTTTTCTCCTCTTCCGTTCCTTTCTGGAATTTTGAATCAATGAAGTTCTGCTCAAGCTGTGCAATCTTATCATTGGCCTCATTTCTGATCTTATCTTGCGCATCTAATGTGGCAACAAATGCAGCAAGCTCTGCCGCTGCCAATGCCTCTCTTGCGGCCTTTTGATCTTCGAGTGCTTTTTCGGATAATTCCTTTGCCTTATCATTAGCCTCCTTTGCTGCTGCCTCTGCATTATCTTTACGCTCTTTTTCGATATTCTTTAAATCCAAAGTATATCCATCATTGGCGCTTTTTAATTCTGCCAATTTCTGTTTAGCCTCCTTAATAGTCTTGTCACCTTCAGCCTTGGTTGCCTCTGGATCAAACCCAATGATACTTAAAGCATCCCCATATAAATCAGCACCGGCAGATGTTAAATTTGTGATCTGCTCATTTAGCGTACTTGTGATTGTATCTGATCCTACAATCTTTGCGAATTCATTATAGAGCAATATTGCTGCATCAATGGGCAATGCAATGGCTCTGAATGTCAGAGCAAAGACTTCCAATGATACACGAGATATACCTTTGATTATGTCCAGGGCCAATTGCTCGTTGGCAATTAATGCCTTGGATGTATTCTCAGCATTAGCGATATCTATTTCAGCCTGCTTAATACTTTGCTGAAGCACTATCTGCTTTTTCTTGATTATATCTTCTTGCGTTGCACCTTGCAGCTTTAAGGTATTCTCCTGCAATTCGATAAGCTTTAGCTGCTCATCAAGATCTTGGAGATTGTCTTTAGTGGATTGATTGAGCTTCTCTTGTTCTGAATTCACACCAGTGATTGCTCCTTTGATATCATCCCAATAAGCAATGGCTGTGCCTAATGCAATCACCAAAGCACCAATCCCTGTGGCAGCCAATGCCAATCTAAATCCCTTTAAGGCACCAGTGGATGTGCCCACCACAGTGGTGTAAATTCTTTGAGCCGCACTAAGCACCGCAAGCTTTACAGCACTCTGGCCTGTTAAGGTATTGGCTATCTCCCTCACTCCATTGGCTAATGCTGTCACTGCTGTGGTCTTAGCAATGATCTCATTGAGCTGCTCTGATTCACCACCGAACAAAGCAGCCGCACCTTGTGCCGCCTCAAAGCCTGATGCCAATGTGCTCACTGCTCCCACCGCTGCATCAAACTTGAATGTGTCAGAGGCAAGCACCCTCACACGCTCCCTGGTGTCTCCAATCTGGTCCTCAAGCTTTGCGGCTTGAAATGTTAATTTCTCAAACTCTTCGCCATTATCTTTGCCTGCCTGCTCAAGCAATGAGAGCTCCTGCTTCAATTGTCTGAGCTGCCCGGTTAATGACTTCTGTTTATCTTCTGATTGAACAAAGGTGTCATTGAGCTGCTTTTGTTGTGCTGTAATTTCAGCAATCTGCCCCTTAAGAGCAGCCTGTGCTGCTGCATTATCTTTGAAGGCCTTGCTCACCCGATTGCCAGAAGAGATAAGCTCAACCTGCTCCTCCTGTAATTTGCGCAGCCCTGATGTGAGCTTTGCGCTCTCCTTGTTCAATTGATCCAGTGCAGCCTTAACTTGCGCACTTCCAAATGCAGCAGGTAGTGACTCTCCTATCTTCTTTAAATTATCAGTGGCAGTCTTAGCAACTTTCTTGGTGCCCTCTTCAATCTCGTTATTAGCCTTAGTAAATACATCCACTGTGGCCTTAAGGCCCTCAGCACTTGACCTGTATACAATATCAACTTCTGCTGTTGCCATTTTTTTGCTGCTTTATGAACAGCTCAAATTTAAGCAAATAAGTTGAAACATCAGAGGCCATCAGTTCTTTGAACTCCACAATGTTGCCACCGCAAAGATTGATCACCTGCTGCCTTAGCTCATCGGCTACTTTTTTCGACCTGTGTCCAGGTGAGTATTCAAGTGGGTTAGTGCTTGAATCAACTTTCGTTGCGCTTCCACGTTGTACTCCCATAATATCTGAAAGTCTTGCGGAGACATATTTAGCAAGGGCATCAGTGGATCTATATCCAACTTGGTAAAAAAATCATGGGATGCCTCCTTGCACATCCCTTCGAATAAGGTGAGCTTCTGCTGATGGATGTCAGGATCAATCTGCCCTGGATCTTCATCCTCTCTCACTACCCATGTGGCTGCAAGGTTAAGGAGTAGATCTCTATGGATCACAGTGCCCTGCCTTTCCCGGATCACATGGATGTAAGTTGCCACCACCGCTGCATTCTTTGGATTGGACAGTCCGGCACTCAGTGCCCTCTCCATGCCTGCCAGTATCTTCTCCATCTCCGAACCGCTTAAGCCTGAGCTTATGCGCTCCATCAATGACATGGACATGCTGAATCTTTCCAGTGGCAGATTCAACTCTTTCGGGAATCGGTAGTAAGTATGGCCCTCATGCTTGAACAGTTCCACCATCGGGCGAAGTGGCTTGGGCTCTTTGCGTTTAATTGACCAGCCAATTAATTGCAGTCGCCTTACGAAGCTTGTTAATGATCTCATCAAGATTGTCTTTTACTTTTAGTTCGGTATTATTCATGAGCACTATGGTGCTGTGCTCTTCATCATCAGGCTGATATGCATGACTGATGTCATCGGTGTTAAGGAGGAAGTCTATCTCTTGCGGATTCCGGTTCAGCACTTCATTGATCTCATCATCGAATCTCAATGCCTTTACCAGTATGAATCCATGTAGCATATCACCAGAGATCAATCGGGCATTGCTCATCCTTTACTCTTGTTTTGGCAGGCAGGAAGCACCCACACTCCTTGCAAGTATTGGTGAGCTTAATCTTGTTCGGGCACAGGTTGCACATCGGCATCCTTGTCTCCATCAGGTCTCTGCTCTCCTTGCTGTCCAAGGCCCACAGCCACCATCCTTTGTAAATTGATATTAACTTCTTTAGCATGCGCAATCAATTAAGTTTATTACTCCAGTGTCACCTGGATCAATGTTGCTGTTCACCACACTGAAGCTTATGCAGGTATATTCCTGCTCACAGATGGTGAAGTTCTCACATGACATCAGGCTTATGGTGTAGCCTTGCAGTGGATCAATCTTTACTCCGCTGATGGTGATCATGCCATCCCCATCTGACTCAACAGGAAAGGATTGAATGCGATTGGTGGCATTGTGCCTGATGTTTACCTGGTAGCCTGTGTCTGGTGTCACCACACCAAAGGTGATGCCACTGGCACACTGATCAACTATAATTCCAGAATCAAAGCATGGACTGCATACGCTCATAAGTAACGCTTTAGTATTGCGTTTACAAAGTAACGAAAACAATCTAAAAAGTCAGCACGTTCAGTTAAGTTTTTACGATTGCTCTTTATGATCTGGCCATCAGCATTACATTGCACCTGCTTGGCATCGAACACAAAGCCCTTGCACCGCTTGCTGTTGACCTTGATATCAAGCTTGCGCAGTGCTGCATTGCAATCAATCCTGCTATTGTAGTGAGTAGGATTGGCTGGAATCAAGAATTGGCTGTCCGATAATTGCAGCCTCCGCTTGATCTGTGTATAGGCTGATGAGTTATCCCTTTGCTGCACTGTGCCACCTTTGCCCATCGCATCCCCTGTGATCCTGATGAGGCCCATTGGCACACCTAGCGCAAGCACAGCATCACAGAACGCATCCACGCTGCCCCTCTCAATCTTGATCTCATCAACTACATTGGCCCCTCTGCCGGTGTGCTGAATCACCAGGGCACACAGTGGATTGATGTTGAAGTCAACACTGATGTGCACAGGCACGTTGCTGTTTAGCTGCACGCTGTCATCAATGTGTTTCTCATCGGCCCACTCATACAGGAACGGATTAGACACCTCATCCATCACATCCCAATCACCCTCCACGAATCGGGCATACTGCACTGGTGGCAGCTCCTTTAAGCTCTCAAGGTACTCAGCAGGGATGTGCGGATTATCAGTGATCTTGGATGGTATGAATGTCCACCTTTGCGGCAGTGTGCCCTCCTTGTATCTTTCGTAAATGATTGACTTCACCCAATTATTGGCAGGGTTGCAAGTTGCCAGGCAGATGATCGGTGGCTTGCCCTCTGCCTTGTTCCATGATCCAATTCTTTCCTGCACCTTGTAGAATGTTTGCTCCTGGAGCTCATTCACCTCATCCAATCCTGCCCCGTTTACCTCAAGCCCTTTGAATCGGTTTAAGTCCTTATCCTCATCGTAGGACTCAGCCATAAACATCAGCTCTGATCCATTGATAAACTGCACCACCTGTGTATCTCTATTCCATGAGCTCACATACTCATTGATGCCATCGGCTAAGATGGAGCTAAAGGATGGAAAGGTGGTACGCTTAAGATCGGGCAGTGACTTACGGATGATCACCCACCGGCTCCTTGGATATTGCAAAGAAAGATAGGTTAATGTGAGCAGGAGCCAATATGTCTTACCACCTCTGATGGCCCCTCCGAATACAATCACCCGGTATTCTCCTGATGCTGCTGCATCAAAGGCAGTGCTCTGCCTGCCGGTTAATTCATACTGCATCACTCCTCCTCATCATCATAATCAGGCATGGTGTCCCTGATCATAACGAACATCACCAGAGCAATGCATAAGATGCCGGCTGTAAGCATCAAGCCAATGATCAATCCTTTAAGCATCGGGCTCCTTTGTCTTAATTATCACAAGTGGCTCGGTAGTCTTAAGAGTGGTCTCACTCGTCTGCTTTGGCTTGCCATAGCCACGATCAAGCAGGAGCTCGGCCGCCCTGGTGTCACCCTTCTTGGCCTTGGCATGAAGGGCCATCAGTATTTCCTCAGCAGCAGTGAGCCCATCTTTGTTCTCCTTGCCCAATACATTGGCAAGCAGGATGTGAAGGTCTGGAAGCTTAGGTGGTCGGCCATTTGGATTGCCAGACTGTCCTTTCTTGAATTTATGTGGTATTATATTTTCAGGCTTTGGCATCGCTGTATTGTCGCTGTTTCAATTATCAAAGAATCTGGCTATTGCATCAGTGAACTCTTCAATCTTATCAATCTGCTCCCGGCTATTGTCATAATGCAAGTCAATATCCAATCTGTCAATGGTGCGCCACTTATCTGCTCCATTGGTGAAGTAAACACGCAAACGAGGGATGTTAAGTTTTTGAGCTATCTCATACACCTCAGCAGATGCTCTGTCCTCATTTCGGGCCGTAATGATAAATACATCATCACCTCTGTCAATTGCTCTTTGTGCGATTAACTGACCGGCCTCAGTGTCCAGGACTCCATCTATGTCAAAGCTAATTCTCATTTGCGCCTTTTGCTTCTGTACTTCTCAGCCTCAGCATAAGCAATGGCTGTGGCCTGCTCAGGTGAATATCCTTCCTCAATGAGCTTGCGGATGTTCATCTGAATGATCTGTGGGCTGTCTCCTTGGAATAATGGCATGTTACAAATTTAAAGATATTTTTTCAATTATCGCAGCCTCATTGATTGAGTTTACCTCAAAGCCTGCTCTCATCAATTCGGCGTACTGACTTGCGTAAATAACAAGGTTTAGGAATTTATGATTGTAATGCACCTTCACAGTAAAGACATCATTGTCTTGATCATCTGCACTCTGAAGCAGCAGGCCGAATCGGTATAGGTCATCTTCTGCATTGATCAGTGTCTTATTCGTTACCTCAAAGCTGCTTATCGAATGCTCAGGGATGGCAATGGCCACTTCATACTCAAGGCCCGGATGTGTGAGATATCCGAACAAATAAGCCCTATCTTCAATCTCTGATCTGATGAGCACACCTGCCCTTAATCGCTTAGTCTGCATAGTTCTCAAATGTTGACATGAAGTATTGCTCACCTGGTGAAGTGTACTGCCTTGATGTGCTCTTGTTTAGTAGCTCATGCATCTGCCCATCATTGAAGGCATCAATGATCATCTGCCGTTCAATTTTTTGAGCCTCCAATAAAAGCTCCAGGCTTGGCTTGCGGCCGTTTGTGATCTGGCTGAATAGCCACTCACTGACTCTTGTGTTAGCATCCATAATGTTCTGATTTTTGTGTTTTAGTTTGGTGTGAGATTGTTTCAAGGTAGTTAGCCACCATCTTGTAAATGATTATCTTATGCGAGATAGGCACACGCAAGGTGATGTTGATGGTGGGCTCACCATACTTTGGCTTTCGCCCTGCCCCTGCCCGGACTCCACCTCTTGTGCTTTTGACTGTTTGCATGGTACAAAGATAAGTTTATTTGATTGCGTTGTGCAGTTTGATGTTGTTTTTTTTAAGAAGCTTTATCCAATCGTAGCATCTGAGCAGGTACCAATACTCCACTGGAGACTGTGGCCGGGCATGATTAAGCTGCTGCTTGTAGCTGTCATGAGTCAACTTGGTGCTGTGGTATCTGATCGGCCCATCCAGAAGCGGCCCATCTTCTGGAATCAGCTCATTCATGGCCTTGCGGATTTTATCGGGTAGTGTCATGGCGAAAGTTTATAGCGGCTATAAGATAGTTACCAGCAATGCTACCGACTACCATAATCGAAGCTGTGCTGTAAAATTTTTAAACCTTGCTTCCTGTGCTTCAAAATAGGTTTTATCAATCTCAAAGCCAACAAAAGAAAAGCCGTTTTTATGACAAGCTATTCGACTACTTCCGCTTCCAACGTGGGTATCTAAAATCAAATCGCCTTCCTTTGCGTATTGTTTCAATAGCCATTCATATAAAGCAACTGGTTTTTGTGTTGGGTGTATTCGTTCCTCCTTATCTTTCATATTCTGTTGTATCATTCCGTTCCAAGTGTATTTGAAAATCTTTGCACCAGTTGTAAAAGTGGCAAAGGCTATTTCACAATCCGCAAAATTTCCACTATTATTCTTATCCCAAACTATCACACAAGGCGTTGAGTTTAGGTGTTCAATAAGGTAATTTGCTCCCCACACAATTTGATTTTTAGATACCCTTTTCAGTTCATCCCAATACTCTTTTGTTGGCTTTGCGTTTGATAAGCTGTTATAGTGATAATCCCCTGCTTTCCCTTTGTTGCTTACACTAATCTGTTTCATACTATCATAGTTATCAGTATAAGGCACATCTACAATAGCAAGGTTAAAAAATTTATCAGGGTATCGCTTCATTCCGATTATACAATCCTCCATATAAACCGCACTGCTGGTAACATCGGTTTGGCAAAATGGGGGCTGACTGCTTTCTATCATCTTTTATCTGTTATTGAACATTAGTAATTCTAATCGGCTTTTGTGGGTTAAATTCCCCCACTTCGCCAAGCCGTAAACGTTATCGGCAATTTGATTTTTTACTTTATCTATCATGTTTTCAATCTTTTAATTGTTTTTAGGTTGGTTCAATCTGGACAGCTTGCCATCTTCGAAGCTGTCCAAAAATTAGCAAAAATCGGCTGTGTTCCAATATTGGTGTGCTTTACAGAGGATTGGACAGCCTTGACGAAAAAAAATGCTGTATATATATATATATGTGTGTGTGTGTGTGTGTGCATGTGTGTGTGTATAATATTATAGTAATAATAGAAAAGTAAGATGTCCAAGCTGTCCAATGCTCCGAAAGGCTTGTAAAATTAGGGTGTTGAAGGGGACAGCTTTGTTTAATTTGAAGCTGTCCAAAGCTGTCCAAGCTGTCCACTTAGGTTGGTATTCTGGTGACATAGTACATCATGACTTTTGAATTATCCTTTGTCCTGCGCTGCTTCTCGTAGCCTAAAGACGTTAAGATTGATCCGATGCGCTGCAAGTTCAGATGTGTGAGCTTGGTCTCTGCAATCAGTGATTGCTGAATATCGGTCAGTGACATCCACTCCCCATACGATGTGGAAGAGCCAGGAGTCAGCTTCTTGTGGATTAGATCCTCCTCTGGTGTAGAGTGCTTAAAGATATCGGTGGCCTCATTAAGATGCTCAATATCGTGCCTCAATATAGTGCAGTCATATCCAGCCCGGTACAGTGCATAGAGCTCCCTCCACAGATCAACCTTATTGACTTTGTTGTATAGCTCCTGATCAATATCATTGATGTGGATGGGGAGCTGCCGCCTGTTGCCGGTTGGATCGTTTAAGATCTGAGTCTCATTCGATGTGCCGCAAAATACTGCAAGCCGCCTCATGTCCACAGACACCCTGCCATACGGTTCCCGGATATTTATAAACTCCTTTGATGTTAATTCTTTAAGCCTCTTCTCCTCTTTCTTTGATTTACCTCCGTACTCATCATCCAGGATAATCAATTTTTTACACATCAAGATCTCATCATCCTTGCCGGCATCCATCTTTGATTCTGCGAATAGGTAGCGCAGCTCCTTTGGTAGCAGATACCGGAACCAATGTGTTTTACCTGTGCCCTGCTTCTCTCCGCTAAAGATCAGCACCAATGGTGAGTGCTGACCGTATGCCGATGCAACCACCGACACCAACCACTTGCCAATCCATTTGTCAAAGTTTGGAGTATCAGATACCACGCTATTGATTAGCATGTCCACATTTGGATATTCGGTATCAGTGTGCAGCTCATCCTCAAAAAACTCATGGAGCGGATTGTAAGTCTCAATCCGATTGGAGAAAATGATGGATGTGATCAGGTCTTTAGTGGTCTCTTTATAGATTGCTTTGCAGTCCAGAAAGATTGAATTAAGATCGGTGTCATCAATCGGCTTACCATCAAGCTCAACATTGCGAGTCACCACGTTTTTTCGCAGTGGGTAAGTCTTTATAAATGCAGCAATATCAGCACTTACGTTCTCACTTTTATATTTAATATCCTTGACAACTATCTCATTGACAACTTCAGCAGATTGCTGCTCCGATACACCCGAATCAGTTAGAGATTTCATGATATCCTCTGGAGACATTCCAGAGGCCCTAAGTGATGTCACTGAGCGCATTAGCTCCTTTGACTCCTCAGAGTAGATTGTGATGCCGTTTTGCTTCGCATGGTAATATAAACTACCAATTGTGGATTTCTTGCCTTTAGACTCAGAATGGTTCTTTAAGCATGCCGAATATTGGGCATCACAATCTAAGCTGTTGTACTTAGATGAGTGGCTGCTTAATGTGTGAAAGTAGTCACGACCACCTTCACCAAACTCACTAACCAATGAATAGGCAATTGAGATCCACTCAGAATAGTCCTCACAAAGATTTAGGCCCTTGCGATCCATTGCCTCAATCATGGCATCAAAGTCGGATTTGATCACTGCCACCTTAGATATCTTACGATCCTTTGGTTTGGGCAGGTACTTCTTAAATATCACTGCCTTGGTGTTGATGTATATCCAGGGATCATAAGATATGAATCTGGCCCTGGAGACATTCTTGCCGGACTGATCAACAATGAGCTGATAGGAATTGTAAAGGTAGGATGCTATGCCGTTGAACGCATCTGCATGCCTGGTGCCATCAATCTTGAATATCAGGCACAGCCCATTGCCACCGATGGAGACAAAGGCAGCATAAACGTGCGGATCAGCCTGCACTAACTTCTTGACATCTTCTGGCTGCTCCAGATTGTCAATGTCAATGGCTATAAATCCAGAGTGGGCACGTAGGCCATCATCATTTGGAGCACTGAAAGATCCAGAGACACGAACTAATGGAGCTGACTTTTTTCGGTTTGCCTTCTTGTCTTTGTCTTTCTCGGCCCTTACATTGAGCACGATGTCCTGCCACTTTCCGGTGCGCACCCCTTCCAGGAAGGATGACACCTCAATGTCCACATCAGTGGTGTCATAGATATTGTTATACTGAGATATGATCATGATCGGCCTGCAAGATAGTTATCAATTATGTCAATACACTGATCAAGGCCCACTCCGAATGTTGCCTTATAGCCTGCTTTGTGCAGCATGGTAAGAACCTCATCCTGCTGCTGAAGGTGCTGATCTGATCGTAAAGTTCCATCCTTTTTGAAGATTGCCACACCCTTCTTTTTAATCTCAATAAACAACCCGCAGTATGTGCCGTTTGGGTAGGCAATAAACAGATCAGGATATCCAGTCCAGGGATTTAGATACTTGTGGTGCTTCGCCTGGTACATGGACATCTTCATGCCTGCTGCGAAGTCAAAGCGGAAGATCACATCTGGGTACTTGATCAGCATAAAGTTTGAGATGGCCTCATAAATGTCAGACTCTCGGTGGGATAAGATTTTTTTCATGCTATTTTTTTATTGGCCATTTCGAAACCGTTGTAAAAAATCTCAGTGTGCTCTCTTTTTTCGATTGACTTACCTGTCTTAAATAAGAGCTCCAGTGTTTCAAAATTTATCTCACATATCACCAGTCCATCAGGGCCCTTTTTTAATTCACACATCGAATGTAGCTTTTGCTCAAGCCATTGCATCGCTGTCTCTTTCATGCCTCAATCCTTTTATTCATTGGGATAAAATCCGATCCGTTGCCATGTACTGTCTTAATGAAGTCCACCTCCACCTTTGCTGAGTTGATAATCACCTGGGCAATATCTGCTATTGCCTTGGCCTTATCAAGCTCCATGTCACCCTCTTTTACCATCTCAATTACTTCAAAAAGGTGATCTCTTAAATGTTCAATTTTGTTCTTTGCCATGATTTTTGATTATTTTTTTTAGTTTGGAAATTGCTTTTAATGATTGCTGCACCTCTTGTGGGTAGCGTTGTATTGAATTGCGTAGCATGTGCTCCTTGCGATCTACTAAGGTAAGATTCTCGATATCTAAATTGTTACGATTGCCATTTTTAAATATCACAATTTTTCCATCTGGCACCGGACCATGCTCAATCTCCCAAGTCACCACATGGATCATCTTCCAGGTGCGGGGATCAGCAACCTTAATCCAATGATAGCCATCGGCATCAATCCTGCTCCATCCCACAGGTAGATAATTTTTAGGCATTTGCCCCTTCTGGAATTTGGTATGTGCAGGAATCTTGCTGCCATCCACCTTCTTACCTTTGTTCCAAGGTGTGTGCCCCTTACCGAATTGAGTCTTTAAACCTGTTAGATGATAGGTGTCTTTTGACATCTGCCTGATGGCCTCCAGTGGCTTTTTTAGGCCCATTGCAGTGGCTAATCGGTACACCCTTGATATTGGGATGTTAAGATGTGCCGCTATCTCTTTTGCCGTTTGTGTGGCATAGTGCTGCCTGATGTAATTACTTTCCAAATTCTCCATCGAATTGATCAATAAACTTCATGATTAATCCATAGGCATGCTCAATCTCCTGGGCATTGTGCCGGTATAAATACAGGTCTTTCATCTTGCCAGACTTCTTAACTTTAGGTGGCACCCCGATATAGTAAAAGTTTGCCGGATCATATCCCATTATCATTGAATACCAAACTGCCTGCACATGATTGACATGCTTGATCATATCGGAGGCAAAGGCCTCCACATTCTTGGCTGTGGTAGTCTTAACATCGGCAATGATCTGCATCTCCTTGTAGCAGATGTCCATCATGCCCTTTGCCAGTACCTTCTTTTCTCCAAAGGTTATCTCAGATACCACGATGAGCTCCTTTTCAGAGTCATCGAAAAGCATGGACATAAGCGGATGCTCATGGATGGCATCATAAACTTTTTGAGCATCCTTTGTCATGTCCTTGTAAGGTGTCTCAAGTAGCTGATAGTGAAAGGAGGCCCCGGCATCCATGGCTCCTTTTACGTGGCTGATGTCTCCAGTGTAGTGGCGTTTGATTCTGGAGGCACTGATGGCCGGATAGTTGATATATTCTTCTCTGGTCATTGGTTGATCAATCTTTTAAATGAGTCAGTAAAATCGCTTATTTGTTCCCAATCTTCTCCAGTTCTATAAGAAGATCCATTATCACCACTTGAATCCACTGCAAATTTTACTTTGCCATTTTTATTAATAAAAAAGAATCTTATTGGATGATGATGTGGATTTTTATTAGTAATACTAAAATCCATTACTCTTTCATCGTCTTGATTTTTATCATCATACATGCAGATCTCAAAAATAAAATCTTTGAACTCATGCTTTAATTCATAATACCAAACTTCATCATCAGCATAATGAGTTATTAGTTTAATTAATTTATCGTTCATGGCTTATAAACAAAATTAAAATATTGCTCCCCTAATTGCAGCCCATCAAGTGCTCCCTCATTGAAGGCATCTACTATCTGCTGCTTTTCGATGTCCAAAAATTGATGGAAGGTATTGACAAAGGTACGGCCTGTCTCGGTGTGCACATCGAATAATGATGGATGTAATTCCTGCACTAAGCTGAATGCTTCCTGGAGTGCTGTCTTTTTTACCCTGTCTGCCTTGGCCTGCTCAATCGCTGCCCTGGCTGATTTAAGGATGTGTCCGATTGGTGTGGTGCGTTGTTTCATATCTCTTCGTATGTTGTAACTGGTTTCTGAATTTTGTACCCTAAGCTCTTAAGATGTGATATCATATCTTCCACATTAATCGGATTAAATTCAATCTTTGCTTGTGTGGTGGTGTCATAATTCAGCACCTTAAGGACTCTGCAAAACGCATCAAATGATTTGTTGCTTAACCTTGAGCCTCTTGCAATTTGATTGTAAGCACTGTCTCCATAACCTGCTTTCAAAGAAAGTTCTGCTTTGTTTAATCCTTTCTTGATTCTGGCTTTTTCAAAGATAGCCATGATCTCATGGTGGTTTAACTTGGTAAATGTGTAGTTAATTCCGTTTTTTTGGATTCCTGTTTGAGTTGATGTTTTCATTTTTATCTGATTGATTGAGATTTAACTTCTGTTAGTTCGATTCCTGCAATGTGATCCACTCCCATCTGCTTCATGGATGTGGCAAGGTTTTTAATCAGCTCATCAGGATTGAGTTTGCCTGCTGCAAATTGGACAGATAGGACTCTTATCCAGTCCACCTCACCAACTATCTTGGCCTTGATGGTGGTTCTGATATTGGCTGTTTTATTTGTTTCCACCGATGTGGCAAACAGCTTATCTGTGAAGGCTCCCATAATATCAGACACCGATTGAGATTGAGTGAGTGCTGCTGCTGCCTCTGCTTTAATCTTTGCTTCTGCCTCAGACTTGATGCGCTCCTGCTCATTATGGTACTCCACCATCCGGCCCTTTGCCTTGGTGATGAAGTCAGCCATTGGCTCACAGGTGAACTGCTCTAAGCGGATCACCTCTTTTTTGTACAGGTCAAGCGGCTGAGTGACCTGCTTTCGTGCTGCTTCGATGTACTTAATAACATCATTAACAATCTTTATGGCATAGGCCATTTCATTGTACTGATCGGCAGAGTCCACTGGCTGCTCATGATACTTGACAATTACTGACTGTGCATGGAGCACTTGTGGATCATTAATTGCCTGGTAGATTTTCTCCACCGGAATTGTGATTTTTGCGATTGAATTCATATCTTTAAGGGTTCGTTATTTATGTGTTACTAACAAGGGAGGGGATGTCATGGCCCCTCCCTTTGTTTTTTTTAGAATGGCAAGCCAGTATCATTAGATGAGCCAAATAGATCATCAAGATCAGTGGCAGTATCATCCAGTGTTGACTTACTCACGTATGGATTGCCTCCTTTGGGCACCTCAGCAGGCACAATGTTGGTGGCGAATCCGGTTCCGTACTCTTGAGCCACAGATAATTTGCTCTTGCTCTCTGCCGCTAATCTTTCAGCCCACTCATCGGACTTCACAATATCATCCTGCATAAACTCTGGAAGCTTATCGAATACCTCTTGATTATGCTCTGTGGTATCATAGCAGATTGACTCATTAATCTGGTCAGGGCAGGTCATGCCTTTAGGCAGCGGAGCAATGCTCATGATGTTTACAAAGGTTCGGCCATCGGCTAAGGTATTGTGTCCAAGGTTAAGCATGCAGGGCATGCCAACTAATTTAAAGAGGTCAAGATCTGATGCCTGCTTATCGGTCATCTTTTTGCCAAGCCATGACTCAATAAACTTGCGCATGATTGACTTGTCAGACATTGACAAATTCATTATTGTCCTTGCCATGAATGGCTGCTCACCTTTATCTGGACTGAATGTGGTGAGCTCGTTTGGCAGCTCGAATGCAAACTGAACTTTGCGCTTCTTGTTCTGCCACTTCTCATCAAAGGTTGTTCCTTTGTCAATAATTGCATAGCATCTTGCGATGTGTGTACCTTCTGGTGCAAGCTGTTTCTGTCCGGTGCTACCGGTGTTTACTGGTGCTTTCATAAAATATAAGGGTTTAAAAGATTACGATTGTAGGGCCTCAGACACACCTTGATGCACTGATTCAACAGCAAAGGTGTAAGCATGATGGAACTCTTCTATTGTGCAGGGATCAAAGATTCTGATGTCATGTGGCACACCATACTGCTGCTCCCGGTTGAACTGCCTGGCAAGCTGTGCAGCCTTGGAGTCATATCGTACCATCATGCCCTTTCGAGGCCCATCATTGATGATAATTGTGAGCACCCCTGCAAGGTGGTCATAATGGAAGTATTCTGTTGATTCGAGATTTTTAAAGATTGTTACTGCTTTTGTCATGGTTTCTAAAATTAAAAATAAGATTCAATAAGTTCGCCTGTTTCAATGTTGATTTTTTCAGCCCACACATTAATTATGGCAGGATAGTCCTTGGCTTTTTCTTTGGCATACTTGAGCTCCTCAAGATCATTGGCAGGAGCATCACGCTCGAAGCCAATAAAATCATTCATGCCTTCGTGCCAAACTAAGTTTTGGCCGGTTACGCTGTGCGCAAAAATTTGAATTTCTGTTTTCATGATGTTTTGATTTTGTTCTGCAAATATTATAAACTTATTTGAATTCGCAAAGCAGAATATAAATAAACACCAAAAAATTTATTAACTTATTGTAAATCAAAAATAAAAAAATCACTTAAGGTGCTGCCACTGCCAGCCCAAATCCAAGCAACATCCCAACACCAACCTTGAATCCTGTTGTCTCATACCACCTTGGCGGCTTCCTTACCACAAAGTTGCTCATGCCAGTGACCACCACATTGGGATTGTCCACCCTGATGCGCACCACCGGATCACTCTTTTTAATTAACCTATTAAAGAAGCCATTTCTGACAGTGTCTCCAAAGGCCACAGTGTAAGATGTTGGAATGATTAAAGAATCGATCTGGAGGCTTCCCAATCGGTTTATCTCACCACCAATTGTGAGATGTTTATCTTTCTTAAAGAAGGGCCTTGGCAATGTTAAATGAGGCATTGAGTCAATATACACCGGATCGGCAAGCTTGATCTCTGTCTTTACAATTGTCTTGGTTTGATACTTCACCACCTCTGTTGGCTTGCGCATCTCCATGATCTCTATCTCCTTTCTTAAATCCTCCTCCAGTTGGGCAGATCGAATTAATCTAATGCCCTGGCTGGTTAAATTGGATGAATCCTCTGCCATCCTGCTGACCAGTTTATCCTTGTACTCAATCATGGTCTTAAGATCGGCCTCTGCTGCCATCTGATCCTGGCATGACTTAAAAGAAAATAAGAGCAGTGATAATATCACTAATGAATAGATGACATGATGCTTAAGTGAAGTCTCTGACATGGCTTAAAATTTCATTAAATTTAGCCAAATAACTTGATTTATCCTTGAGCTGATCCATCAATATCTGGCTTACCACATTAAGCGGCATGTCACGCTCAAGCACATACACCACCAATACCTTAACTAATCTCTCATCACATTCAATATCGGTTGCAGGTAGGCTCATGCAACAAAGATATTTAAATTTGCCTTGTGGCTTTCTTAACCAACAATTTTACTACCTCATCAAGCCTGTCCACTGATGAGGCAATCATGATCATGATGCCGCTTTTTTCTTGCTCTGTGGCCTCTGGATGATCAAGCAGCATTCTCACCAATCCACCGATTGAAGTAAGCGGCTGCCTGAGCTCATGGCTTAACATGAATCTGAACTCTTCCAGAAGTACCTTCTGCCTCTCATGCTCATGTGCTGAAATGGATGTAACATCCACAAGCTGAATCCCAATAAAGTGCAGGCTGTCCATGATTGAATATACATTCCACATGTTGTACCTCTCTGATCCAATTTTCTGCTTTGTTTTGGCATACACTCGGACTGCATCTGGAGTATTTTTTTTTGCCTTCTTGATGGCCCTTAGCAGCTCATCCTTATCGGAGTCATGGGCAGCAATGTCCATTATATTAGATGGCTTGATGTGGCTGCTGTATTCCTTGAATAAATCATTGGAGGCCACTATTGCCCCATCCTGATCGGATATGACATAGAATAGATCAATGGATGATTCCAGGATATGCAGGCTTGCCATATCACAAAGATACGTTAAGCCATTGAACTTTTAAGACAATTCTTGCCTGAGCTCATTGAAGAGTGATGCCCATGATGGGCCACATGTGATGGCATACTTAGCAGCAACAGCAAGCATAAATGCGAAGGTAAGCGAATTGCAAAGTAAATCAATATTCATAGGCTCTTCAATTTCTGGCTGATTTCTTACTTGGTGAATCTTGATGGTGTGGTACGTTGATTCACTTAATAAAGATACATCAACAGGCTGAATTGAATCGGAAGCATAATGAATTATTTTTTTAACCGGTGCCACATCCACCATTGGCACTGTATCAATGTGTGCTGTGTCCACCTTTGCCACCACCTTTGCCACTATCTTAGTATTCGGCCTATTTGGATGATTAGGGCAGTGGCCTGGACTTGCGCAATATATTGTGTCAATTGGTATCATTGCCGTTGGTTTTAGGGATGTAGCCTGCTGCCACCATTGCTGCGACAATGCCGGCCAAAGTCTCGATCTCAATCTTTTTTAAGATCAGCAAAAATACAGATCCTAAAATCACAAGGGAGCCAATGGTAGGCTTCCAATGTTTTAGGATGATATTGCAGATCTTACGTGCTTTGGTAGGCTTGCGACTCATGGCTCAATTTACGAATGATTGGGCCAATGTGTTAATTTAATTTAGCCCCTTTATTTACAAAGTGAGAAATAAAGCTTTGCCTCTTCATTTCTGCGAGTCACCAATCCGGGCAACACCTTGCCACCGCCTCTCACCCACTTTTGGAACTCATCCACAATAGATGGATCAGCAGGATTGACTTTGGCCTTCTTTAATAATGTGGACTTAATGAATGCACCTGTGCCCACATTGTATGTGAATGACACAAGTGCATCGAATTGGCACTGGTTAAGGTTGGGTAAATGTCTATTTACAGCAGCTTCATAAGATTCTAATGATGCAAGCAATAATTGAGTGGCCTCTTTTTCGCTGCTTAATTTTTCTCCAAGTATAACCTTGCGGCCATCAGCATGCCTGGTGTTGCCATAGCCAATTGTGGGCACCCCTGCCGGGCACAGATAGCTGCTTAATCTTAAACCCTCATGTTTCTTAATAATTGATAAACCCTGAGCCGATGTAGAGCGCATGATTACAATACTAAATATTGAACTGTGATGTAAATATACTGATATGCGTATGCTGTGCTGACTGATGTCAATCCAATGCTTGCTGTATTATTTACAGTATTGGCAGATAATGCCCATCCAGGCAGCTCAGATGCATCGGCATCATGTGCAATAATACCCACTAAATCTTTAGAATTAACAAAGTTGGTGGCAACAGGTAAGCTCAATTCAAATGCTGCCTCAGTTTGTCCGGTGTCCAAAGCTACATCCAAAAAGAATGTGCAATTAACCACATCATTAACCCTGCTGTAATATGTAGCCAAAGGTGTTACAACTTCGCCATAAGTTTCATTAGTTACGGTAGGCGTAAAGCTGCCACTCTCAAACTGTGGCATACCTGAGTATAGATTCTGAAGCTCAATCTGCTTTGATTGGTTCGAACTTGTGTCCACAATGTACATCACATCGGCTGCATCTGCTGTGCCTAATGTAGTTAAGTCGGTTACTTTTACACCTGCCATAATTTTGATTTTTACAAATTTACAAAGAAATTAAATAGCTTATAGCTGCATCTGAGCTCTTATATTTATTGCCGTTTAATGTGTAGTCAGCAACAGTGATATTAAATATGCCTTGCTCAGTGTATAGACTAAAAGAGCTGTCATCATTACGCTCCCATTTCGGCTCAAACAAATTAGCCGTAATATCTGCTTGACTTACGTTGCTGTAAAAGGTGGCAACCTGTGATGTAATGTTAATGTTTATCATGCTTTTTCGATTAAATAGAATGATGTGCGCACAGTATCAGCCGTTGCAGTTTGAAGCTGGCACATAAATATAATGTATTGGTCAACAGCCCAATTTACGTTAGCCGTAATTACGGCGGGTGTCGTAAATGAAAAATCTATACTTGCATTAACGTTTGAAAATGCCTCGGTATTAGTAGCCGATTTAATGGCTAATGTACGTTGCATCTGATTTGTAATATTTGTTGATGCTGCAATACTTAATAAACCAAGCTGTGTGGCACCTACCAATGAAGCCGATGTATTAATATACAATTTAAATGTAGAGCCTGATGCCGTACCCGTTTTTCGAGTTCTCCAAGATATTCTGATGATATCTCCCACTGCGAATGTATTGGCAGGTATTAATTGGCTTGCGCTAATTTGCTCGCTTGCGATATTAGTAATTGCAGTGCCATCGACTGTGCTCTTGTAAATTGTGGGAGCAGCCGGCAAGGTTGCAAGTGTGCCATCGCCCCGAATATATTGAGCCGTTGTGCCTGCTCCTGTCACAGCCAATGTGCCTGATCCTGTCACTGGACTATTGGCCACACTAAAAGCAGCCGGCATGGTTAGGCCCACAGATGTCACTGTGCCGCTTGGAATAGTTGGGAAAGTTGCAAGGCTGCCATCCCCTCTTACATATTGTGATGTAGTGCCGCCAAGCACATTGCCCAAACTTCTATTTTTCCAAAGGTTATTTACACCAGTGGTATAAACTAAAAAGTCATTATTTACAGGTGTCACTGTGGTGATGTCCACATCTGACAGCTCATCAAGCTGAAATCCATTCTGCACAAATACATAAATCTGACCATTGCCTGCATTGGCCCTTTCTACAATTCCTATCCTGGTCAAGTGATTCGGTGCTAATGGCAGCACGTTGGTGAGTGAGCCTGCTGTATTGCCTACATAGACAGTGTTACCTGCCGTAAACATACCTGTGTTGATGCCATCCAGCACACCCTGAGTTATGATGTAGCCCTTTTGATTAGGCCCAATCGAGCTGCTAAACACAAGGCCAATTGTCTTTGATGATGTGGCTTCTGTGGTATTATTTGCAAGTTTGACAGTCATACGATCTCCAGTTGCACCAAATGCATAGACTGGCTGGCCTCTGTTAATTGTCACACTGTCTGCATTGGTGACATAAGCAAACATCTGATTCGGTGCTACTCCTAAAAGCTGAAAATTGGTACCATCATAAATGGCAATGAATTGCTGATTTGCAGCAATGTCTCCTCCAATAATTGGCACCACATTATTTTTTGATATATTGACAGCTCCAAGGCCGTTAATATTTAAAGTGGATGCACCTGTATTTGGATTTGTGAATCCAATCGCATAAGCATCATTAGTGCCATAAGAAGTCACACCAGGAATTGATACGGTATATGTATCAGTGCCACTGGCTGTGCCACCTTGCATACCTGTTGCTGCTGTGCTGTCAATGGTAAATGATGGATAGGTGCCGGTAATTGATATATCAGTGCCGGCTGTGAGGCTTACAATCTGATCTGGTGCTGTATTGTCAATGGTGAAATTTGGATAGGTGCCAGATGTGCTGATGCCAGTGCCTGCCGTTAATGATACAATCTGATCCGGTGCTGTATTATCAATTGTGACACCTGTTATACTTATTCCTGTTCCTGCTGTGAGCTGATCCTGCTTGCCATCGAATGTGGCCCAATCTGCCGAACTAAGATATCCATCAGTGGTGGCATCAGCCT